TCAAGCCGAGCGAGAAGACGGACCTGACCTTGATGGCCGCTGGCGGTATGCCAGGACTCATCACTGGCGGCACACGACTGCTCACCGGACGGATCAAGGACTGGTGGAACGGGCGCGGCAAGACCCCAGAGACGCCGATGACGCCTGAAGAGGAACAGGCCGCGCGTGAAGAGATTATGAAGAATCTCAACATGACCGCTGAGACTTCTACGGCAAACGCGAAGCAGATCAACAACGCCATCAACCAGTTCTCCGGCGCGGTCCAGACCTTCTCTTCTGCCGTGGACATCCAACAGGCTTGGGCCGCGTGGGCAGGTGAGATCGGCAAGGCAGGCGGTATTCGCGGCGCATCCAATGACGGCAAGTTTGGCGGGTCAGCAGTGGCCAGCAAGAGTGCTGGCGGGACTGCAGAGAGCGTCATCCAGCAGTTGATGGGACTAGGTTGGAGCCGCGAACAAGCGGCAGGCATCGCGGCCAACTTCCAAATGGAGTCGCAGTTCAATCCAGGCGCGAGTGGTGACGGAGGTAAGGCATACGGCATCGGCCAGTGGCATCCAGACCGTCAGGCCAACTTCAAGAAGTGGTCAGGCAAGGACATTCAAGGATCGACACTTGCAGAGCAGGTGGCCTTCGCCCACTACGAACTCACACAAGGCGGAGAGCAGGCCGCAGGACGCGCGTTGAGGAATGCCACGAGCGCATACGACGCAGGCAGCATCGTGTCCAAGAAGTATGAACGGCCAGCACGTGTCGAGTGGGACGCAGAGAGGCGCGGCCAACTCGCAGCATCATATGGCCGTGGCCCTGCGCGTGGCGAGTCGCGCAGCAGTGTCCAGCTGGATCGCGTCCAGCAGACCATGGCTGACTATCTCAAGCTGTCGGACGTTTCACAGCTGAAGGATGGCGACATGAGTCGCGGCGATGTCCGGTGGGCATACGACCAGACGATGGCCGGTCTACAGAACAGCCTTGCTGGATTGCGCAAGCAGGCGCTCAACAAGGACCGGATGACCACGAGAGACTATGGCGCTCTCATGGACCAGATACGAGACCAAGAGGCCGGCATCAACCTCATGAAACAGTACGGGCCAAGCGTGATCGACAAGCAGCAAGAGGGTGGCCGCACAAACCTGACTCTTGGTGAGCGGGCAATCGTCATCAACATCAACGGTGCCGTTGATCCGGTGCTCGTCGGTGATGTCGTTGACCAGAAGCTGCGGTCCAGCATGAACACCTTGTTGACCGGCCAAGCGACCGGCACGAAGGGGTAAGAATGCCGCTGCAACGTCGCTCGCTCAAGGTCACTCTGCACTTCGTCTCTGGAGACATCGTGCTAGACGAGACGGTTGACCTGCGCGTGAAGATTCACAAGGATGCGCTGGCCGTCCAAAACTCGTGCAGCATTGAGGTCGTCAACCTCACGCAGTCACTCCGTGCGCAGTTGCTCTCGCAGTTCACCGCGTTCAACAAGAAGCGGATAGAGATGCGCAAGGCGGAGTACGGCACTGCGGACAACCCATACGTCAACGTCACTGTGCGGGCTGGCTATCACAAGGACGGCCAAGACTCAACATCGGTCGTGTTCGATGGGCAGGTGGTGCTGGTCACGCCGTCCAACTACCCTCCGAACCTCACCACGCGTATCGAGTGCGCGAGCCGGCAGGTGGACAAGCTCAAGTACATCCGCAGCAACCCGCCAACCAACTCTACGTTCAAGGAGTACGTGGACTGGGTTGCGACGCAGCTGCAGGTGAGCTACATCTGCGAGACGTCAATCAACAACTCAAAGAACTGGAACCAGTCGTCATCGACCATGGTTGCCGGTGCGCTGCTGATCGACCTTCAGAACGCCTACCGTCCAGATGTGGTCGCATACATCGACAACAACGTGTTGATCGTTCGCGACCTGAACAAGGTTATCTCATCGGCAAACAAGGTGACGGTTGACGAGTTCATCGGCACGCCGATGTGGAATACTTGGGGCGCAGAGTTTGTTACGCTGTTCGACCCGAAGATCACGCTGACCTCTGCGGCCACGTTGCGCAGCGAGATGAACGACAGCCTCAACAAGCAAGACTTCGTGATCATCTCCGTGGACTATGACTTGACCAGCAGAGACATCGGCTTCTACGTCAAAGCAACGGGGTGCCCAGCAGCATGACCAACACACGCATCTTCGAGGTGTTCGGGATCAAGTACCGCACGCGGCAGTTTGCGGCTGTGCCCTCTCTCGACATGTTGAGCCGCATCGATGACCTTCACCCGATGGACGCTCTTGCGCAGACGGAAATCAACGTCAATGGCGAGTGGGTGCCGCTGACGACCCGCGAAGCCATCAACGAGCACCTGCGCGACGGCATCATGTACCTGGCTCCGGTCATCGTCATGCGCGGCATCGTCTCGTTGGTCACGGAGTATTCATTTGCCTTCGCCAAGGAGTGGAAGGGAATGAAGGTGCCGGCACGGTTCACCACTGGCCAGAGCAGCAGTGAGATTCGTTCGTCGCCGCACGTGAACCCGATGATCGCCAACATCATCCAAGAGGGCATGGCAACCCTCCGCGAGCTTGAGGAATACTACTCACTGGAGGACGCCTTCAAGATGTTCGATGTGCTGACGGCCAAGAGTATCAACTCTGCGCTCGCTCACGAAGCCGCAACGAAGAGGCGCTGATGGACCTCGCAAACAAGCCAATCACAAACAGGTCACCAAGCGACTTGTCGTTTGAGGGCGGCATGCGCGCCTTCGCAAACATGATGGGCATGGACACGGAGAACCTGCTGCCGGCCAAGGTTGTGTCGTATGACCGTGCGAAGAATATCGCGACGGTGCAGCCGCTCATAATGATCGTGGATGTGACGGATAACACGGCGATGCGCAATGAGATCGCGGAGTTGCCGGTGTTCTCCTTTGGTGGTGGCGGGTTCCACATCAACTTCCCTCTCAAGGCTGGCGACCTCGGATGGATGCTCGCGGCAGATCGGGACATCGGCCTGTTCATGAAGTCGTTGGGTCCGTCGAAGCCGACGACCCGGCGCCAGCACAAGTTCAATGACTCGTGGTTTATCCCTGATGTCTTCCGGCAGTACACGATCAATGGTGCCGACAGCAACTCAATGGTCATCCAAACGACCGATGGCGCCACGCGCATCGCGATCAAGCCGGGAGAGATCACCATCACTGCCCCTTCCAAGGTCAAGATCGACACGCCTCTCACGCACATCACCGGAGACGTACAGATCGACAAGACCATCACGGTCAACAGCCATGCGGTGCTCAAAGCAAACCTGACGGTCACCGGCATGACGGCGGTCAACGGAGGCTTCAACGCAACTGGTGGCGGGAACCTGGTTTGCACGCTACCGCAAAGCACAACCATCGGCGGCATCGCTGTCTACGGACACGGCCACATCGAAACCAACCAAGCTGGAGGCCGCACATCTGGCGGTATGGTAGCATGACGGCATCCTATACTTACCTCATCGACACCGGCACCATCGCCATCGACACCACCGACCTTCTGAACGATGTTGAGACGGAGTGGAAGCTGGCGTTTGGTCAGGCGTTGAACGTCGATGCGAGCACGCCGCAGGGCACGATGATCGCGGCAGAGACCACCGCGCGAACCTCGGTGATGAAGAACAATGCCGACCTCGCGAACATGCAGAATCCGAACCTCGCATATGGGACGTTCCTTGACGCCATCTGCGCGCTGCTCGGTGTGGAGCGCGGCGAGAACGTATCAACGCACGCCACTGGCGTGACGCTGAATGGCGACCTCAACACGGTTATTGCCGCTGGCTCGCGCGTCCGAACGTCCAACGGCGACATCTTCGTGCTGCTCGATACCGTGACCATCCCTGGCAGCGGATCAACCACCGGCAATTTCAACTCGCAAGAGTTTGGCGACATCCCTCTGCCCGTTGGCCAGCTGCAGATCGTGGACGGCACGATTGGCTGGGGTTCTGCGGTCGTCGGCGGAACGACCACCATCAAGCCAGGGTCCGTGGAAGCGACCGACGCGCAGCTGCGCAACAAGCGGAACGAGCAGCTGTCCATCCAGGGGTCATCGTCCACTGCCGCGATCCTGGCCAATGTCCTGAAAGTGGCCAACGTCACCTCCGCTCAGGTCGTGGAGAACAACACCGGCGCGGCAGGGACCATCAACGGCGTCACCTTCACCAAGGGCAATGCGGTTTGGGTCTGCGTGGCAGGCAACGATCCTATCAAGACGGACGTTGCCGATGCGCTCTATGCCGCGCACAACTCTGGCATGGCGTGGGACTACGGCGGAGTTGGGATGGGCGTTCAAGTGGACGCGCCAAACGGCACGATCGTCATCGACCCATCCACCGGCCTCATCTACAACGTCAAGTGGACAACGCCCATTCTCTTCGATACCTACATCCATGTGGACGTACACCAGACACCTGAGTCCTCTCCGGGCACGGTTGCGATTCAGAACGTCATCTTGGACTTCTGCCAGGGCCTCGTCGGTGGAGAGCAAGGTCTTGTGGTGGGGGCTGACCTCTCTGCCTTCGAGGTGTCCGGCGCAATCGCGCGGGCATACCCTGGCCTGTATGTGAAGAAAGTGATGGTGGCCGCTGTGCCTGCTGGCTCTGCGGCTCCGGCCTATCCGGCTGGCTACTCGTATGAGTGGGTGGCGAATCCATTCCAACAGGGCGTTCAACAAATCGGCAACATCGCCGTGGAGCTTGTACCATGACCATGGTGCCATATGATCCGACGATCACGCGGTGCCTGCGGTGGCAGCAGAACAAGGCGCCGCGCATCACCTCGATCATCACACAAAAGGACCAGTGGTACTATCGCTACAACACGCAGTTCTGGCAGCAGTGGGAGACGCAGATTTTTGACCTGCGCACCGCCAACCCGTTCGGCCTTGTCGTGTGGTGTATTATCCTTGGCCTGCCGCTGTCCATCTTCAACTTCGAACCGCTCACCAACGCTTGGGCGTATGGCCGTCAGCGCGGCAACTACATGGACGGTGACCATGGCGCTCCGTTCACCTTCGTGGGCGATCCAATCGTTTACATGAACGGAAACGTGCGCGTGGCTGTAGTCGATGCCCAGACAGGAAACGTGACGATCAACCCGGCTCCGACAGATGGCGCGATCCTCACGTGGTCGGGTATCGTCGTGGACGCGGACACCGGCAGAAACGATGTAGTCAACAAGCGGCAGTTCGGAGTCGGAGACGGCGTGAGGACGCTCTTCAACTTGACGCCTGAGAACATCGACAACTTCAACCAGGTGGGCTACAACTTCCAAGGTGGCGGCACTGAGTCCGTCTCGCTGCTGACTGACGTTCGCTACGCATGCCAGCTGCGTTATGCCGCGCTGGTGTCCAACGGGCGGCAGCAGTGGATAAACGAGATGCTGGCCTACATCCTCAACGGCGGCGAGCCGTGGGACGTTCCAAGCGGCAGATACTTCTACCTCACCGATGGCACGCAAGACGCCTCTGTGCTCGGAGACTTGAAGATGGAGTACCACGTGGGACCGAATCTGCCGCTGTCGGATCAGTTCATCAACATCTTGCGCAACCCGGAGTACGGCATTCTACCACAGAACGCTGGCGTGCCGTACACCGTCATCCAGGACTAACAAAATGCCGCTCACCACACCTCCGCTGATCAATGAGCCGTTTGCCGTTGCTGGTGACCTGACCACGGTCCCTCCGACAGACCCCAACGGTTTCGTCAACTTCAACTCTGGCTACACGCCAGACTATGAACTGAACCTGGCCTCCGGCGATCCGCAGGCGAAGGCGGTTGAGCGCGGCATCCAGAACTGGTTGTTCAATGCTTCTACCACGGCGATGAAGGCGTGGCAGCAGTACAACCGTCCGCCATGGTATAACAACATGCCTGGTGGCTACGCCAAGTGGGCAGAGGTCGTTGTGGATACCGGCGACGGCAACCCCAAGCCGTATCGCTCGCTGGCCGCAGGCAACGTGGCCAACCCAATCAACTCCGCCACGTGGGAGTACATCGAGGGCACCGGTGAAATCGTCAAGCACATCGCGATGCCGACCGGTGGCCCGCAAGGCTCAGGCTCCTATGTGGTGACGGTGGCGACCAACTTCAACGCCTTCGTGTCCAGCGGCTCATGGCAGTTCCTCAACGATGCCGTGGTGAACGGCTCGCCCAACCCACCGGCCAACGGCGGCACGAAGGGCCAAGCAGGGATGCTGGAGGTTGTTGCGTGGCAGGACGGAGCCAACAGCTACGTCACGCAGTTCTATCGCGACAAGGCGGGCATCGGCTTCATGCGCGGCGCGGTGAACGGCACGTGGACTGCATGGAAGATTTGGGCGAACCAATTCCAGAACGTCATCGGTGAAGTGCGGATGTGGAATGGAACGGCGACGCAAGCCGCCATCACTGCCGCGTGGGGACCGGGCTGGTATCTGTGCAATGGCCAGAACGGGACGCCAAACTTGATGGACAGATTCATCGTCGCCGCAGGGTCTGGCTATGCGACTGGCTCGGCTGGTGGTGCGGCGCAGATCGCACTCAACACCAACCATCTGCCGGTCCACAACCACGTCATCAATATTGGCGACCCTGGCCACGCGCACGGCGTTGCTGACGGAGGCCACAACCACGGGCTGAACGATCCGGGCCATGCCCACGGTGTGTACGATCCGGGCCATGCCCACGGCAACGGCGGGCCGCAGAACATCTGGTGGCTTCGGAATGAGAACAACTGGGCGCTGTTCTATATCCGTCAACAGAACCAAGGTGAGGATGGGACTCGTGGCGCGGGCACCGGCATCGGCATCTACGGGAATGGAACCGGGATCACCATCAACGGCTCAGGCGCGAACGTCTCTATCCACGCCGCTGGAACGGGCATCTGGGCGAACTCGAACAACGCTGGCGGCGGTCAGGCGTTCAACATCCTGCCGTTCTATTACGCGCTCGCATACGTGATGTACACGGGCGCGTAGGGTGTCGTGGACCGGGCCTGTAGGGTGGCCCCAGCCCGGTCGCGCGGACCCAGTAGAACACTGGAGGGTTGGGCCGCGCCCGGTCCTCTCGCCCGGTCCTCGGTCGCGCGGACGACC